GGTCAACATCCTTGATCTGCTCGCCATGAACTGTGCGAACAGTTTGGGCGTGGCGGTCAATGCGGCGCTCACGACGGGTACGGCTGGTGCAGTTGAGCCGAACGGTGTCGTCACTGCGTCGGGTTCCGCTCTCATCGGTGGCACCGGTCTCGCAGAGACTGGCGCGTTCACGTACGAGAACCTCGTCAGCCTGTACTACAGCCTAGATCCGGCTGCGCGTGCGCTGCCGGGTGTCGGGTTCATGGCGAAGGGTTCTTCGATCGCTGCGATGCGGACGCTCAAGGATGGCGCGGGCAACTTCGTCTTCCAGCCGGCAATGTCGGAGTCGACACCGGATCGTGTCCTCGGGGTTCCTCTGTACGAGAATCCGGCTATGGCTGCGATCGGCGCATCCGCGAAGTCTGTTATCGCGGGTCACTTCCCGAGCTACTACGTCCGCACCGTCGGCGGCATCCGGCTCGACCGGAGCGATGACTTCGCGTTCAGCCAGGATCTCGTGACGTTCCGCTGCACCTACCGGGTCGACGGCAACCTCCCGCAGACCTCCCACATCAAGCACTTCGTGGGCGCTGCAACCTGATTCACCCCTCTTGACCCCGACGGTCGGCCCTTTCCCGCAGGTACTGGGCCGGCCGTCGGGCACCTGCGATAGGAAGGCATCCTGCGGATGGCTCAGAAGAAACGAAAGGCACCACGCTCGGCGAGCCGGGCGATCCTGTGGAACTCCAACAGCCCTTGGGCGCGGTCCGGTTACGGCGGTCAGACCGCCCAGGTGATCACCCGGCTGCAAGCCGCAGGGCACCGGCTGGCCGTAGCCAGTAACCACGGCCTCGAAGGGACGACCCTCGACTGGCATGGGATCAGGCAGTATCCCCGCGGTTTTGATATCCACTCGAATGATGTCGTGCCGGCGCATTATCGGGCGTGGGCGCATGAGAACCCCGACCTCGATCCCCTCCTCGTCACGTTGTACGACGTTTATGTGTTTGGTGGGCCGCAGTGGGATTCGATCCCGCAGATAGCGTCTTGGGTGCCGATTGATCACACGCCGGTTCCGCCGAAGGTCGCGGCGTGGTGCGGCCGCAAGAATGTCACCCCGCTGGCGATGTCGCGGTTCGGTGAGGCGATGCTCGCGAACGCTGGCATCGACTCCATCTATGTGCCGCACGGCATTGATCCGATCTTCAAGCCGACGTCGAGCATCACGGCGGGCGGCAAGGAGTTGACAGGCCGGGAGTTCATGGGGATCGACGAGGACAGGTTCGTGTTCGGGATGGTGTCCGCGAACAAGGGCATCGTCCCGAACCGGAAGAGCTTCCCGGAGACATTCCTCGCGTTCGCGATGTTCGCGAAGCATCACCCCGATGCCGTCCTCTACATCCACACGGAGGACCGGGGCGCGATGTCGGGGATCAATCTGCTGGAGCTGGCGGCGGCGTGCGACCTGAAACCGGATCAGCTGCGGTTCGTCGACCAGTACGTTTTCAGGTCGGGCGTCGGTAACGATCTCCTTGCAGCGATCTACAGTGCTATGGATTGCCTCCTGATCCCGTCGATGGGTGAGGGTTTCGGCATTCCACAAGTGGAGGCGCAGGCGTGCGGCACGCCAGTGATCTGCACCAACACGACAGCGTCACCGGAGCTGCTCGGTGACGGGTGGCTGGTGGAGGGTCAGCCGTGGTGGGATGCGATGCAGAACGCGTGGATGGTGACCCCGTCGGTGCCGTCGATCATCGAGGCGATGGAGGCGGCATACGCTCGGGGCCGTGACCGTTCGCAGGTCGCGCAGGACTTCGCCAGCCAGTACGGGGCGGACTTCGTGTTTAACAATTATTGGCTCCCTGCGATGGAGAAGTTGCGATGATCCCGTGCATGATTGTTCCGATCCTTGTCGGCCCGGACATTCTGCGGCGGATGCTTGACACGATCGACTACCCGATCAAGAAACTCATCATCATTGACAACGGGGATGCGTTGCGCTACTCGGGGCCGTGGCCGGTCGAGCATGTGCAGTCGACGAAGATCATCAAGATGCCCGCGAACCTCGGCGTCGCAGGGTCGTGGAATCTTGGGATTAAGGCGGCACCGTTCGCCCCCTGGTGGCTGATCACTAACTTTGATGTTGAGTGGCCGGAGGGTTCTTTGCGTGCGTTCGATGAGCAGGCGAGCGGCGGGGATGTGCTCCTCGCCCAGTCGCCGCAGCCGTACTGTGCGTTCGCGGTCGGCGAGGACGTCGTGCAGCGTGTCGGCCTGTTCGACGAGGCGTTTCACCCGGCATATTTTGAGGACAACGATTACGAGCTGCGCTGCGCGATCGAGGGCGTGAAGGTGCGACGGTCGACGATCCCGGTCATGCATCACAACTCCTCGACGATCGGCTACTTCGGCGAGATCAACAACCGCACCTACGCGTCGAACTCGGAATACATGAACGGCAAGCGGTCCAATCCCGGGCCGGGTGGGTGGAGCCTAGAGCGACGGAGGGCGAACTCGTGGGATTAATGGCTGAGCAGTACACGGACTTTAAACGTCGGCACGCGGGCGGAACGATCTACGTCGTGGGGTCGGGTGCAACCCTGAACCATATCCCTCGGGGATTCTTCGATGACAAGATTGTCGTGTGCATCAACCGGGCGGGGGAGGCACTGGGCCTCGACGAGTTCTACTCCGTCACCCACTACCACTTGGACGCGCACATCCTTGCGGATGCTCGGCCGGATCTGCCGGTGATCGTCCCGATGGTTGAGCAAGGGATCGGGTATCCGGCGAAGACTCGACCCGACCAGGCGAACGTGTTCTTCGTGGAGACGAATCCGCAAATGTATTCGGCGTTTGATACGGCGGAGCACTGGCCAACCCATGACGATCACCTCGTCTGCGGGCCGACGAGCCTGCATATGGGGATGCATTTCGCGGCATACATCGGGGCGCGTTACATCGTCCTCGTCGGTGCGGACTGCGGCACGCTCGATGATCGGGATGCGGTCGACGGGTATGCGCCGGGTGACCCGAAGCCGCTTTGGGTGTGGGAGGAGCAGTTGCCGAAGGTCGCGCGGAAGCTGCGGTCGATGGGTGTCGGCGTCATGTCTTTGAATCCGTTCGTGTCGCTTGCCCTCGAAGGGCACACATTCCGGGGGCCGACAGTCACGATCAACGGCTGAATGTTCGGTATGATCACGGAGGAGGCTCAGGATGACGGCATACGCGACGCTAGCGCAGGTTAAGGCGGCACTGCGGATCACTGACAGTGTGGATGACACGTTGCTGGAGATGGCGCGTGTGGCGGCCTCAGATTTGATCGACGGCTACACGGGGCGGACGTTCACGACGTCGGGGACGGTGACGCGAGTGTTCGCACCGGCCGACGACTACGTCCTCCAGACTGATGATCTCGCGGGCACGGCCGTCACGATCACGTCGTCGACGGGCGCGGATGGTGTCTTCGATGTGACGTGGAAGACGACGGACTACCAGCTCGAACCCCTCAACGGAGTGTCGAACGGGCAGGCGGTGCCATTCACGCGCATCCGTGCGATTCAAGATTACTTGTGGCCGGTCGCCGGCGGTGAGGCAACGGTGCGGGTCCGTGGCGTGTACGGGTTCCCGTCGATCCCGCTCGTCATCACCCAGGCGACCGTGTTGCAGTCGTCAAGAATCTTCACCCGGTTGCAGTCGCCCCTCGGTATCGCAGGGTTCGGGGAGATGGGTGTCGTGCGAGTCACGAGGGCACTCGACCCCGACGTCGCCGCACTGGTCGAGCCGTACCGGCGCATCGTTGGTGTCGCATGACCGTCACGGTCGGGGCGTTGCGGGCTGGGTTGGCGACGAACCTCGCGACGATCACGGGCCTGCGGGCGAACGCGATCCAACCTGACAACCCGATCCCACCTCAGGCGATCATCTTCCCAACGTCAATCACATTCGACCGCACGTTCAAGCGCGGCCTCGACGAGTACGCCTTCACGATCACGCTCATCGCGGGCCGTCAAGATGCCAGGAATGGTCAAGCGATCATGGACGGGTTCTGCGCACCGACCGGCAGCGGGTCGATTAAGACGGCGATCGAGTCTGATAAGACACTAGGCGGGGCGTGCCAGACGTTGCGCGTCACCGAACTGTCAGCCTACGGATCGACCAGTATTGGGGATACGATCTACCTCACTGCGGATTTTTCAGTCATCGTCTACGCATAGAAGGAGTTCGGCATGGCAAAGTTCGTCGCAACTGATTACAAAGTGACCATCAACGGGACTGACTTCTCGCAGTCGATCGCTCAGGTCAATCTTGAGATCTCATCCGATGACGTCGAAACAACGGCGTTCGGCTCCACGTTCCGCACCCGCATCGGCGGATTGAAGGATGGCACCCTCCAGCTGGACTTCATGCAGGACTTCGCAGCCGCATCGGTTGACGCGACCCTGTTCCCGTTGCTGAACACGCTCGCTACCGTCGTCATCACCCCGACGTCGGGCACCGTGTCGGCGACTAACCCGAGTTACACGGCGTTGTGTCTCGTCAACCAGTACACGCCGTTTGCGTCGTCGGTCGGCGATCTGGCGACCGTGTCGGTGTCGTTCCCAACTTCCGGCACCGTCACTCGCGGCACCGTTTAACCGAGGGGATCACCTGCGATGATCAAGCGAATCCCGTTAAAGGTTGAGTACGTCGATGGCACGGTTGCGCGTGCGCTCTGTACCGGTGCGGACTCGATCACGTTCGAGCGGACGTACGACCTGGGCATGGATCAAGTCGGTAAGCGGCTTGAATATGTCTGGTTCTTGGCGTGGGCGGCGTTGACGCGGACGGGGAAGGTCACTCGCACGTTCGAGGAGTGGCTGCCGACGGTTGAGGGCGTCGGCGACGATGAGGAAGCGGAGGGGCAAATGGAGATCCGCCCTTTGGAGAGTCCAGCACCCACTTCATCCTCTGCCACATTGCTTACGAGTTCGGACTTTCTCCTTCAGTAATCTTGGCGGAGTCGGATCGGATGCAGATCACGATGTTGCGTTACCTGCGGTGGCGTCATACCCAGCACGGCGACGGTCGGAGGCGCTCGAAGTGATGAAGGTGAAGGTCACGGGTGAGCAGCGTGCCGTAGCAGTCCTCAAAGCATTCGACCGCGATAACTTCAAGGTCATCGATAAGGGGTTGAAGGAGGCGGGTGAAGTGCTGCGGGACGAGGTTCGAGCCAACACTCCTTCCTCGGGTCCGTTGTCCGGCTGGGGAAAGTGGACGGCGACGAGCGTGTCGAAGAAGACTGGTGTCTCCTCGACGAGGGATCTGTCATACAACGCAACGAAGGTCCGCACCGGGATCAAGGTCGTGACGTCGCAGCCGAAGCGTGAAACGACGGGCGGGCAGTTCCGTGTCGCGGTCGCAACGATGTCTCCGGCCGGTGCGATGTATGCGCTCGCCGGATCGGTGAGGAAACGGTACGGGCAGTATCCGTCGTATCGTGGCCGGTCATTCGTCGACAACCTCAACAACAAGTCGGGCCGGAAGTATGCCCGCGGGTTGAATGAGGCAGCGAACAACAAGCCGGTCGTCGCTCGGGCGAAGGCGAAGGTCGCGGCAGTGATCCGCGAGGCGGAACTGAAAGCGGATCGAATCTTGGGGGGTCGCCGCTAATGGCCATCGACATTGTCATCCAGGGGGATTACAAAGACAGGGACATTAAGCGGGCGCAACGGGACCTCGACCTGCTCGGGAAGCAGTCTGGGATCACTGGGTCGGCGTTTACGAAGATGTCGGCGATCGGTGTGGGGATGGGTGCGGCGGTCGGTGCCGCTGCGATTCAGGCGGCTGCTGCGGGCGCACAAATGGCGCTGGAGTTCGGTGTCAACGGGGTACGGGCTTTTATCGCTGACGATGCGGCCGCTAAGAGGCTCGCGCAGACTCTGTCGAATCTTGGACTGGAGGGTGCGACCGCAGCGGTCGAAGCCAACATCGACGCGCTCCAACGGGCCTCCGGTGTGGCTGACGACGTTCTTCGTCCAGCGTTCGGTCGGTTGGTCGTGTCGACAGGGAACGTCGCGGAGGCGAACAAGCTGCTCGCACTGGCCGTCGACATATCGGCGGGAACGGGCCGCGATCTTTCCCAGGTCGTGATGGCTTTGGGCAAGGCAAGTGACGGTTCGACGGCTGGGCTGTCACGGCTCGGCGTTGGCCTAGACAAGGCGACCCTCGCGACCGGCGACATGGATGTCATCACGAAGCAGCTCGCGGCGACGTTCGGCGGTCAGGCGACGGTGAAGGCTGCAACGTTCCAAGGGCAGATCGACCGTGTCGCGATCGCATTCGGCGAACTCCAAGAATCCTTCGGTCGCGGGTTTATGGCCGGTGTCGTTGCGGGGTTCGATGACGGCCGGAATGCGGGTGATCAACTCTCGGACACGCTCCTAGCTTTGGAGCCGACGTTCTACGATCTCGGGACAACGATCGGCGGGGTCGTGCAGCATGTGCCACGGTTCGTCGCCGGGTTCAAGGTGATTGTGAACGCGGCGACCCTCACCCGTGAGACGTTGCTTTCCGCAGTTAAGGGTTTCATCGCCCTCGATCAAGCACTGTCGGGCGATTTCGAGGGTGCAGCGGCGACGGCCCGTGATGCGCTTGATCGGATCAAAGTTTCGGGCGACTCAGTGGTGTCAGCGTTCAACGAGTTGACCAGTG